GGTGATTGTCTCACCTTTTTCGCCAATCGGCCCGGCAGGACCGATAATCGTCTCACCCGGATCGCCTTTTTCTCCGCGCTCTCCGCGGTCTCCCTTGATCGACTCTCCAGGGTCTCCTTTTGGCCCCGGCGGCCCGGGGATGGCCAAGCCTGGTTCGCCTTTCTCGCCGCGCTCCCCGGGATCTCCCTTCTCCCCCTTGATCGGATCGGGGATACTCCTCAGCCGGCGGTCGATATCATCGAGCCGAAAGGATAAGCCCCCTACCACTTCTGCTATGTGCTCTTTGATTGCCCTAATGACACCTTTCACCACAGCCCGATCGTCTGGATCTGTCACGCGATCAACTCCTTTCGCGCCAGGGCATAGCCGAGCAGTTCCTCATCCTCCGGATCGAGTGCCTTGGGCGGAGGCGGAGGCGGCGCGGGTTCAGGCGGAGGGGTCTTCGGACTCGTCGGACTGATGCCCGGCGGCGCAGCATCCCGCTTTGATAACTGCTCGAGGCTCCAGTATTGCTGCTGGAGATACGGAGTGTTACCACCCGCGACTGGTCTATAGTTCGCCTTGAACCGCGCCTCATCGGGTGCGAGCCATCCGGCACCTACAGCCTTGCCATTGGCTTCATACAGTCCCAGCGTATCCATCCGCATGAGGCCGTCCAGGTCCAGTTCCGTGCCCATGTCGCGCGGCAGTTCAAGCCCTTCGTCGAGGCACAACTCCAGAGACTCGACGAGAATTTGCAAGCAGGCGGTGTAGTAGTCCGTTATCAATGCTTCTACATTCCCGGCGTAGGGCGGGAGAGCGGCCCCCAGCTTGAACTCAGGATAGTGGAAGGCGCGCGCGATATCCGACGTCGTCCATTTCAACTGCTCCGCGAGTTGGCTCTGCTCGGCCGTCAGTTGCATCGCTTCGAACTTCAGGCCATCGCCCAGGACGGCGAGTCTGCCGCTATTGGCCCCGCTGAAATTGGCCTCGAAGGCGGCCTTGAGTCGCGCGGCCGTATCGTTGCTTATCGCCCCGGGCGCCGTCAGGACCCCTCCCGGCATCGAGCGATTCGTGAAGAATCCCGTCGAGGCGTTCATGATCTTGTTGCCCATGGTCCCGCTCAAGGCGCAGGCATAGAGCGGCGACACGCCGATCAGCGGGTGCCATAGCGGACACATCATGTCGTGGATAATCTCCGCGGCCGGGACGACCACCTGGTCCTTATCCTGCTGTGAGAGATAATCCTGCCGGAGTTGGTAGTACACGCCTCCGTCCTCGGCCACGAGGACTACGACTCGAGTCGGGTCCAGGACGTAGAGCGAAGTCACGATTCTTCGGTTGTCCCTCTGTTTCAGGACATATGCATTCCCGTTTAGCAGCTTGCTGACGATCCATGATTCCAGAAAGCGGATCCGGTTCTGGAAATGGTTTGGTTTTCGAAGCACGGGCAACCAGGGCGAACCGGAGGTGACCTCCACCCATATCCCGTTTTCATCCCGATCAAGCTTGATGCGCATCTTCGCGACGTCCGAGGCGATTCCGGTCACGCACGAGTAGATCGTGCTGAAAGTCAGAAGCGTCTCGTTGGCGTCCGTCGTGACGTTGGTCTGCCATGCGCCGGTGGTCGATTCCCGAACGATCCACGGCCACGCCCACGAGCTGCTTACGCGCGTGAGCGTACTCATGAACTTGGTCAGGAATTTCGGCAATCTCATTCTTCAGCCTTCATGTCTCGGCGTTTGTACCGGGTTGACCAGTCGACCTCCGCACGCGGCTTCGGTTTCGGTGGTGGCGTTACGGCGGGAGGCGCTTTGACGGGGACCGGAATCGGGACGGGTTCGGCCACGAGTTCGATGCACTTCGCGCAGAGGAGTAATTGGACGTGATCCGCTTGCGCCTCGTAGACGTCGCCCGCATTGTGGGCGCCGTCGCAATAGAACGACCTGAGTGCTTTAACTTTCATTTGATGCCCCCTGCAGACAAGGGCGGAGTCCCAGACAAGAGAACTCCGCCCAACGCAACTACAGTGCTACTCCACCGGACTACTGGTGATAGTTGCATGCGGTCAGGTAATAGACTGCATCATGGCGGCGGCGGGCCCAGTTGATGTACCGCTCGGCCCTCAGCGCGACCATGTTGTTCTGCCACATGCTCACAACCGTGGCAGTTGCCGGCGACCCTCCATCGTCCATGGCGAGGCTCGCCTCGCGGCTGGCGTCAAGGGTGATTCCCCCATCGTCGGCCAAGAGGATCTCGCGCGGGCAGAAGAAGGTGACCTGGGAAGCTGGAGACGAATTGCTGGGAACCACGGGATACCCGACCAGGGTCCCACCGTTCGCCAGGATGTTCGGGAACTCCGGCTGCCCAATGACGTTCGTCATCTGCTGCAGGGCCACGGCCTGCGTCGGCCGCATCACCCAGACGCTGCCGGTTGGATCGATGTTCGCGTTCACGAGCAGCGTCATGATCAGGGCAAATCCGTCCTGAAGTTCGCCGCCGTGGTGCCGGTGGCCCCTGTCGTGTGACCGGCGTTGGTGATCGAGGCAGGCGACACATTCGGCACGGCCGCAATTGCCGGGTTGATGAACTGCTCGTCGAGGAACTGCGCGACGGCAGCAGCAAGATCCTGCCGCACGAGGGCCTCGGCCGAGGGATTGGAGAATCGCACGAGTTCATCCGTGAGTACGACTATGCCCGCGGCCTTCGCAAATCGGAAGGTCATCGTGTTGAAATTGAGTTTCGACAGGGGCTTCGTGCAACCTTCACCTACCCAGTTCGCCGATGACCCGGCGTCCTGCAGCGGAAGGCGCACATTGAAGGGCACGCGGCGGAATCCATCGACCCGGCCGATGATCGTCTGGGGCCGGAGATACTCGATGAATTCGCTCGCCAGGTAGCTATAGTCGGCGAGTTCCGCGGCCCAGTGGGCCGTAGTCGTATTGCCGGCCGCGACGGCCAACTTGATGTTGCGGTGGAAGTCCGAATTCCCGAGGATGCGCTCGACCTGCGGCGTCTGGTCATGCCAGCTCTTGTTCGCCGAGGCGAGTGCGTATGACTCCGCTCGGTCTCCATGCGTGGCCATGAGGGCCATCGCATACCGCACGAAACCGGTGCCCTTCGGAAGATCGGGTCCTTTCACGGTGATCACGCCACCGCGAACGTCGCCGGCTTTCTGGCCCGTGTCGGAGTTCTGGCTTGTCACAGGAGTAGCCTTCGCGACGATGTCCTTCTCGTGCGCCCGGAGGCGAACGAGGTGTTCGTCGACCTGCTTCACTTCGGCCTGGAGGCCGTCGTATTCCTGCGTTTCGGCGTCGTCGAGGGTGCGCCCCTCTTCGCCCGATTTGTTCATGATTTCGGTCATTCGCGCGGCCGATGCCATCCTTTTGGCTTCGAACGCGGTAATCTGTTCAGCGATAGTCTTCATTTCCTTACCCATAATTGACCCCGAAGCGCCGGGCGTTGTTTTTGTCGTGTCAAGCCGCACCGGATCACGCCCCTTGCGGCCAATCGCGGCCAGGGCTGAATCGGCTGACTTGACGCTGATAATCGTTGCTTCCGCATTGGCCGGAATCGTGACCGCGCTCAATTCCATGAGTTCGCTGCGGATGAATTTGAACCCGTTGAGAGTCTTATCGAACGTCTCCTCGAGCGATCGGAAACCCACGCTCAACCCCCGCACGAGGCCGGCCTTAATCAGGGCCCACGCCTCGTCGATCCAGACGGTCGTCCCGGGAGGAGCCAAGCGGGCAGTAACCTTGATTCCACTCGCATCGACGTGCGCGGCGAGGACCTGCCCGATCGGCTTGCTCGAATTATGCTGGTAGAGCAGAGGCAGCGGGAGCTTGAATTCCATGCCCTCGGGCACGATCACGTCGCCGACTCGATCGGGCGTGGGAGTCGTCGCGATCCCTTCGATGATGCGGCGGTCCTCGTCGAGAGACTTGATCGTGAGCACTGAATATGCACGGTTGATCGTCATTGGGAGACACTCCTTGTGATCCTTCACCCAAGCCTCTGCCTCGGCGACTGAAAATTTCGACTTATCGAAGTAGTATGCCTGCAGCACCATGGCTCCAGCCGGCTCGCTCTTGAGCTTGCCCATGCGGGAATGGATGCCCTGCTCTTCACTCAAGGTGACCTGGCGGAAACTGTCCTGCACGAATGAGTCGGCGTCGCGGATGCTGATCCAGATGAAATCGTCTGTCACATCGACGGGCACCTAGTTGCCTCCCACGAAAAAGGCCTGGTATTGCGGTTCCGGCTTCGGGGCGTTGGCCAGGGCCCTTCCCAAAGCCATAATCAGAGCGACTACACCGTCGATCGCATTCTCACGGCGTTCCTTGACCGGGTAGACGTTGTCCTTTCGGTCATAGTGGCCGACCACATTCGACAGCATCCACGTCAGCACCGGATCGCCGTTGTGGTGGATCCTGCCGTCGGCCATCAGTGCGTCAAGGCGCTTGGTCGGCTCCGAGAAATTCAGGACGAGCGGGCGCATCTCAACCATGAGCATTCCCTCGGCGCTCATGTGGTCAACGATCTCCTTTGCCGTCGCCGGGTCGTATGCGACTTCCCGGACCTGGTACTGTGAATTCAGTCCGCGCAGATCTTCCTCGATGTCGTCATAACTCGTGCTGTTTCCGGAGTTTGTCGTAATCCATCCCTCGCGCGCCCAGCCGGCGTACTGGGAGTTCGCCGAGGCCTCGATCTCTCCTTCCGACAAGAAGTGTCGAGGAAAGACGTAGTAGTGGACGCCGTCATCCTTCTCAACCTCGAACAGCTGGATCCGCGAACTGAAGTCATGCCGCGGCGCCAGGTCCAGCCCGAGCCAGCATGGCTTGTCCTTGAACTGCTCCGGATCAAGTGACGGATCCCCGAGTGCCTGCCATTTCGAGATATCGAAGAGGCCGACGTCGGCATTCACCCAGACCGAGAGATGCTTGGTGAGGAAGTTGTTCATTGCCGCGGGCATCTTCTGCGCCTTCTGGCATAGTCGGCGCAACTCCTCCGGGTCAACACTCACGCCATAGTTCGGATTCGCTTTCTTCCAGGTCGCCTCGTCGGTCCAGTCGTCGCCTTCGTCCGTCGTGTAGATGACCCCGAAGACCGAGTCGTCCTGGGCCACGCCCTCAAGAACCTTCGTCACG